AGAGGATCGAGGAAGCCGTCGCCATCCGGCGCGGAGGGTCGCCCCTGCGCCTGGTCAAGACCGGGACCGACGACGCATGAGTCTCTCTGCCCTCGCGCGTGCAGCGGACACCTTGCAGCGCAGGGCAGTCGCTGACCCCCTCGCCTACTTCAACCCGACGCCGCCCCAGCTGGCCTTCCTGTCGAGCTCCGCGCCCATCAAGCTGGCGCGATCCGGCAACCAGCTCGGGAAGACGACGATGGGCCTCGTCGACTGCATCTACCGATGCCTCGGGAGCCATCCCTACACGCTGGTCCGCGCTGCACCGATTGAGGCGTGGGTGGTCGTCGTGTCATGGGAACAGAGCCTGTCGATTCAACAGAAGCTGTGGAACCTGCTCCCCAAGGACGCTATCGACCCAGAGACTACGTACACCCCAGGGCGGGGCCTGAAAGGCAAGACACCCGTGGTCCGCTTCCTCAATGGGAGCGTTCTGAGAATCCGCACGGTGAACCAAGGTGCCCTTGCGCTAGCGGGTTCGACTATCGACTACGTCATGATCGACGAACCGCCCCCGCAGGCCGTCTGGTCCGAGCTCGTACCGCGCGTCATGCGCAACCGCGGGCGCATCGCCGTCACGTTGACGCCCATCGGCGCGCCGCTCGGATGGCTTCGCGAGCTGGTTGAGAAGAAGGTCGTGCAGGATCTGCACTTCCCGCTCACGGTTGAGAATACGACGCCCATCGGCGGGCGCCCTCTTCTGACGCAGGAAGACATCGACCGACTAGAGGCGCAGATCCTCCCGATGGAACGGCGCCAGCGCATCCACGGCGATTGGGATGCCGGGTTCTCTGAGGGCCGCATCTTCTCCGGGTTCGACCCGGTAGCGCACGTCTCGGACATCCTCCCCGAAGGCGAGTGCCAGGTCGGGATCGGAATCGACCACGGTTCCGAGGGCGGGAGCCAAGTCGCGACCCTGTGCGTCGTGTCTCGCGCCGGCGGCGTCGAGGGGAACCCGCGGTTCTGGATTCTGGACCAGACCGTCTCGAACGGGACGACGACGCCGGAACAGGACGCGCGAGACATCCTGAACATGCTCAGGCGCAACAACATGCGCGTGGAGTCCGTCGACAGGTGGACCGGCGACCGCAAGCACGGCGGTCGGCGCTGGGGCGGCAAGAAGAGCAACGCCCTGTTGATGCAAGGCTTCGAGCGCGAGCTGCGCCTCCCTATTGGCGCGCTGGGCTTCCGCATCCATACGGCGTGGAAGCCCGCCGGCTCGATCTACGAGGGCGTACGCATCCTAAACTCCGCCATGCTTCGACACGATCTCATCGTGCACTCGCGGTGCAAGCAGCTGATTGAGGACCTGAAGATGTGGGACGGGTCGGACGACGAGCATAAGCACGGCATTGACTCCCTGCGTTATGGTGCGATTGAGCTGGTCACGCGACGGCTATACGTCCCCCACGCAGTGAGGATCGGATGAACGTTCCCGTCATCTCATCGGACGCCTACGAGGTCCGTCGCATCGAGCACACCCGCCTGCGCCGCCGTCTCCTCGAGGGCACGTGGGAGGAGGACCTCCACAACCGCCTCCAGATCCATCTGGGCACGGTTCGCAAGGCGGCATGGGGCTACCCCGACATGTCGTCCAACATCTTCCGGCAGATCGCGCGTTCGCTAAGCGCCCTGTACGTCATGCCTCCGGACGTGACGCATCCGACGATCAACAACGCCGTCTTCCTGTCGGAAACGATCTCTCGGTCGGGTCTGTGGGCGACGATGAACCGCTTTCAGCAGCTGGTCGTCGGCTGCCGTGAGTATTGGCAGCGGGTGCACGTCAGCGCCGACGGTCGCCTGACGTTCCGTCCTGTGGCGCCCGACATGACCATCGCGCGGTCGTTCGCCGACCGTCCCGACTACCCGGTGTCGGTGCATGAGCTGCGCGAGCGCCTGGACGAGAAGGGCGAGCCCCGGTGGACGTGGGACGTCCTCGACGTCTCAAACCCTGAGAACCCGATCTATGAGGTGCGCGCGTACATCGACGGAGGCAAGGTCGGGGAGGACCTCTCGCAGGTCTACCTCGGCGGCAACTATTCGGGCGCGGCGTATCCGTACCGCCGGAACGACGGACGCCCCATCCTGCCGTACGTGCTCTACCATGCGGAGCGCATCGGCGATCGCCTGTGGGACGCGTGGGAAGGCGTCGAGGTCGTCGAGGGGTCGCTGAACATCGCCGTGACCTACTCCATGCTCTTCCACGCGATCAAGGACTCCAGCTGGCCTCAACGGTACATCGTCGGCGCGGAACCGCAGGGCGGGACCATCCAGGGCGATGTCGCCGCGGCACGTCGGGAGGTCGTCTCCGACCCCGCTACCGTGCTCATGCTGCGCGCGGTCGATGAGCAGCAACCCGTCATCGGGCAGTGGCAAGCGGGCGCGGACGTGACCGCCCTGGAGCAGACCATCGCGGCGTGCGCCAACCGCCTCGCGCAGGACGCGGGCGTGTCTCCCGCCGACATTCAGCGAATGGGCGGGACCGCGCGTAGCGGGTACGCCATCGCCCTATCGAATGAGTCGAAGCGGGACGCGCAGAGGTCCTACGCGCAGTCGTTCCGGGCCTCGGACGAGCAGCTGGTGATGACCGCGGCGATCTTGCTCAACCGGGTCACAAACACGAAGTACCCGGAAGGCGGGTATTCGGTGCAGTACCGCTCCATTCCGTTGTCCGGCTCAGAGCTCGACGCACGCAGAAAGCACGCGCTGGAGCTCTTGGACGCTGGGTTGATGACCCGCGTCGAAGCTCTGCGCCTGTTTGACGACTCGCTCACGGAACAGGACGCCGCGGCAATGCTCGCCGAGATCGACGCGATGAATAAGGCGCGCGAGCTCGAGCACGAAGCTGCCGAAGAGGCCGACGTGGAGGAGGAGGGCGACGCCCCCACCTCTGAGGAGGAGATGGCCCCGACCGCTGAGGAGCAGATGACCCCCGATACCGCAGCGCCTGCCGACAGTGTCGCCGCCGCCGCGACGGCAGCGGGTCAGCCCGCGAGCGCCGTGGCGCTGAATGGCGCACAGGTACAGGCCGCGCAGGGCATCATCACCTCGGTTGCGAAGGGTGAGCTCCCGCGCGCGACGGGCGTGGAGATGCTGGTGCAGTTCTTCAACATGGACCCCGCCTCGGCTGACACCTTGATGGGCACGGTCGGAGGAAGCTTCGTCATCGCGACCCCGGAGACTCCGGTTGCCGGTAGTTAGCGAACGTCAGCGCCGCTACCTAGCGGCGACGCACCCCGATGTGTTGCGCCGCTTCCTCGAGGAGGGGGCGCGTGCAGGCTTCCGCGCGCCTCCGGCAGTCGCCCGCGAGGCGAAGCGGGGCCTAGAACTGCGCGAGAAGTTCAACCGTGGCGGCACGCCCATCGGGGCACGTCGCGCGACGCAGCTGGCCAACCGCTCCGTGGTCTCCGTCGAGACCATCCGGCGCATGGTGGCGTTTTTCGATCGACATGAGATTGACCTACAGGCTCCCGCCGCACGGCGTGGGGCTCCCGGCTACCCCTCCGCGGGTCGCATCGCCTGGCTTTTGTGGGGCGGCGACTCGGGACGCGCATGGGCAAGGCGCATCCTGCGGGCCTACCAAGCAACCCGCAAGGAGTGACCATGCCCGACGAGACCGTGACCACCGACGATGTCGGCACTTCGCGTGCCGAAGAGCGCATCCGCGCCCTGTCCGCTGAGCGCAAGCAGTTGCGCGAAAGCTACGCTGAACTTCAGAGCCGGTTCGACCAACAGGCAGAGCTCGTGAAGCAGGCGGACACCTACAAGGCAACCGCCGCCGAGTGGGAAGCCAAGTTCTCGCAGGCGCGCACGCAGTGGGAGACGGAGCGCGAGCTCTTCTCCCGCGGCATCACCGACCAGGAGGGCATGGACTTCGTCCGCCTGGCGTACGACCGCCTCCCCGCGGAGGGCCGTCCTCCTCTCGGTGAATGGCTCGCGGGCGACAAGCTCCCGAAGGCAGTGCGCGCGTACATGCCCGAGGGGGGCGCGCCTCCCGCGCCTTCCGCCCCGCCGGCGCCGCCTCCTCCCGCCGCTAACGCGGGCGCGACGAATGCCCCGAAGGGCGCCCCGTCGCAGTACTCCCCCGAGGCCATCTCTCGCATGAGCCCCGCCGAGTACAAGGCCGCTCGCGCGGCGATCCTTGGGCTGGACCGCTAGACGCTCTCCGCGTGCGCGTAGCCTGCGAATGCGGTAGGCTACGCATACCCGTCGGGTCGAGCCCCGTAACAGCGACGCCGGGGATGACGAGAAACCATCATCTCAGAGGTACGCCACAATGGCTCTCACCGAATACTCGACTCTCTCCGGCAACGCCCGCGTTGCCGCCGTCCTCGCTCAGGAGATCGTGCTCAAGCTGGCCGACCGCGCCAGCCTGCACAATCACCCCTCGCTCATCAACTTCGGCAACATGGCGGGCCGTGGCTCCGCGGCGCTCCAGGTGCCCATCGTCGGTCTCGACGGGTCGGACCTCCTGAGCTCCGCCGCCGACGGCGCGGTCGTGGCGAACACCACGCTCACCTCCACCGCGGCCACGCTGACCATCGGTCGCTTCGCGCTCCGCTACGACCTCACGGATCTCGGCGGCGCGATCACCGACTCGATCGGCCTCAACGCTCAGCGTCTCGCCGAGAGCATGGTCGGCAGCACGGTCATGGCTTTCCAGAACGCGCTCTGCGACGTGACGGACGCCTTTACAACCACGGCTGGCGTTAGCGGCACCGATATGAGCGTAGACGATTTCTATAGTGCTCAGTTCGCCCTCACGCTCGCCAGCGTGCCGGGTCCCTACATCGCCATCCTCCACCCCCGCCAGCTCGCCGACTTCCAGTCGAGCCTCCGCGCGGAGTACGGCGCCACGCAGTTCGTCATGGCCACTCAGGACATGTTGAACATCAAGGGCCAGGGCTTCGCTGGCATGTTCAACGGCGTGGACATCTTCGTCAGCTCGAAGGTCCCCACGGCGAACGCGGGCGCGGACCGTGCGGGCGCGATGTTCGGTCGCGGCGCCGTCGGCTACGTCGAGGGCTCCCCGTTCCCCATCGTCGGCGCTGGCGGCGTCGTGACCCCTGCCGGCTCCCCGGTCGTCGTCGAGTTCGACCGCATCGTCGGCGGTGGGACCACCTCGATCCTCGCGAGCTACTACCTCGGCATCGGCAAGCTCCAGGACTCGATGGGCGTCTCGATCATCACCGACGCGTGAGCGTCAACAACTAGCTGGGAGAACACGTGGCAGTCACCTTCACCGACACAACCAACGCCGCCGGACCGACCTTCGCGGGTCGTCCCGCTACGCAGACGGCGGGAGGAGCTCCCAAGCTCAACCTCCCGACGAACGCGCAGTGGTGGTACATATGGCATCCGGCGCGCTGGCAATGTATCGATGGAGAGTGGCTCCCCGTGCTCGCCCAGATGCGGGCCACCCCTGGCGTGAACGCCGTCGACAAGGACGGCGACACGTCGGGGGCGGAGACCAAGCTCCGTCGAGAGCACTGGACCGTGATTCCGTGGGACGTCATCGAGGGCGGATACGTCGTCGAGTACGATGGGGTGCGGGGTCCGGTGCGCCTGTCGCGGTGGGAGACCCCGCGCATGGTGGCGGGGCAAGTGGTCATCACGCCCGACGAGACAGGCTACCGGGAGTTCCTCCGGGGTCTTGTCTCGTCGGGCGTGGTTCGCGCCCCCGATCCCTACACCACCGACGCGATCAAGGAACGGCAGCGTTTCCGCGTCGCTGAGAACTCGAAGCGTGCCGCCAACGACCCGGAAGCCGCTCGTCGCCTCGAGGCCGACAAGGCCCTCCTGGCGCAGATGGACTCCGCTAAGGTGCCGACCGCGCCGTCCCGCAAGGGGCGCGCATGAGCGAGCGAAAGGATATGCGAGACGCGAAGGAGCGGTTCGCCGCTACTCTCGTCAAGAACGGTATGCGCCCCGAGCTCGCCGAGAAGAAGGCGAAGGAAGTGGCGCAGAAGCACGACAACAAGCAGAGCCGCTAGCGCCAGCTAGCATCGGAGTCCCCGATGGCCGTCAAGACCTCTCAGAACATGCGTAGCGGCGTCGCAGCCGTCGGCTACATCGTCAAGGCCCTCCCTGCCGACCTCCCGTCCGCGGCCCCGACCGTGACCTCGGGCACAGGCGTCCCGGCGACGACTGAGCCCAACGGCTCGATCTTCCTCCGCACGGACGGCACGACCGCCGACACGGCGATCTACGCGCGCATCTCGGGCGCCTGGGTGGCGATGAAGGGCGCGACCTAATGTCGTCCTCCGACACGGAATACGCGCCGCGGTTCTCCATTCCGGAGTTCATCGAGCGCGGACGCGACAACAAGATCACCGCTCCGGTCTACCGGAACGGTGCGCTTGTCGCCCCCGTGTCGGGCACGGTGTCGGTCTACAAGGCCGACCAGACCGCGGTGGTTAACGCCGCCGTGGTTACCATCACGGCCAGCGTCGCGACCTTCACCGTCACGGCGGTGTCCATCGGGTCGCTCGTCCTCGAGGACGGGTGGCTTGTGGAGTGGACGCTGACGATGCCCGATGGCGTCGCGCACGTTTTCCGGCGGGATGGCGCGCTCGTCCGTCGTCGCCTGTACCCTGTCATCTCGGATATCGACCTGCTCCGGCGCCACCGCGACCTCGGGCAGCTTCGCGAGGCGGGGGTCACCTCGTACCAGGACTATCTGGATGAGGCGTTCTGCATGATTGAGAACCGCCTGATCGGCGGCGGCAAGCGACCCTACATGGTCATGTCCCCCGCGGCGTTCCGCGAGGCGCATGTGTGCCTCTCGCTGCACCTCATCTGGAACGACTACGCCACCTCGGCTGGCGACACCTCGCGGTATCAGCAGCTCGCCGACTCTTACGGGCAGGCCTACGAGAACGCGTGGGGCCAGCTGACGTTTCACTACGACGAGACCGACGAGAACGTGGTTAACGTCGACCGCCGGAACTCGGGGAGCCCGACGCTCTGGCTCAACTCCACGGGCGGTCAGTACCCGCTCGGGTACCGAGGCATCCGGTCGTGAAGACGCGCGCAGAGGTTCGCGCTGCCTTCGACGCTCAGGTCGGGGCGCTCTCGGGCTGGACGCGTTCCCGCTTCGCCGCGGACGTCTTCGGACGTGACGTGCAGGGGCTTATGGGCACGGGCAAGCTCTACGCCGTGGGCCTCGGCGATACAAACAACCGGATGGGCGGCACCGGGAACGGCTACCGCGGTCGCCCTGGGCAGGGCCTGCTAGTCGAGACGTCGGTCATCGTCCGATACGCCTACTCAATCCGGATGAAGGACCAGACGCTCTCTCGCGACGAGGGCGAGGCCGCGGGACAAGAGGTCATCGCGGCCTGCGAAGCCTACACCGCGACGTGGCCGGGCGAGCTCAAGGTTCAGCTTCAGACGGTTACATCGGAAGTGACCGATAGCGGGGAGTGGTTCCTCGGTACGGCGACCTTCCTCGTCCTTCACGCTCTCCCCATCTCCTAGGAGGCTCCCGTGGCTCTCTCCTCTGTCGTCAAGAACTTCCGGGATGGCCAGCTGGTCATCTCGGACGCGACCACGCCCACCCCGATCTCCCTGACGGTGCAATACGAGGCGGGCGACTTCAGCCTGTCCGGCTCCAACGAAGGGAACACCGAGGTCACGACGTACCTGGACCGCGGAGAGCTCGGCACGCTCCGCAAGACCAACCGCCTCTTCCCGAGCGGGTCGTTCACCGCGCACTTCACCGACATCCGTTCGGCAGAGAAGACCCTGTGGGCGCTCGCCACGTGGTCGGGTCCGTTCGCGGTCGGCGTGCAGTCCATCGCCGGAAGCGACGTGAAGACCTACAAGACCCTCGTTTGGACCGTGGAAGGCACCCAGTTCGGGGACGCCGCCGACCACGTCCTCACGCTGGGCGATGTCCGCATCGACTCCGTGGACGTGGCGGAGGGAGACCCGAACTCCTACACGATCAACTTCACGGTCTACGGTACGGTGGTCGCGACCTAACGGGTTGCGCGACGTGCAAGTAGTGCGCCCCTCGGCTATGGCTGGGGGGCGTTCTAGTATCCGGAGGTTCCATGTCCGTCGTCGTCCAGCTCGGTGCCCACTCTGTCTCGCTTCGTGCGCCGCCGTCCACGATGGTGCGGCGCGAGGTCGCCGTCGCGATGTCGACCTCCCCGCTGCGCGGTCTGTGTGCCGCCCTGGGCGTGTGCTGGGCGGGTAAGGCCCTCAAGGCCAAGTACACCTACCAGCCCCTCCCCTACGGTGGCGAGGTGTTTGACGAGCTCATGGCCCTCGGCATCCCCGAAGGCGACATCTATGAGGCGGGGCAGAAGGCCCTCGCGCTCTGTGTCGAGGTCCCCACCGAGGAAGCCGTCGCGCGTGCCGAGGGTTTTACCGCTCCGCAGACGGAGCCCTCGACGGTGTAGCGATGGAGATCGGGCTCACCTGGTGCGGCGACCCCGACGCGTTCTGGCGCTGGCCCCTCGAGACGCAAGAGCGCGTCCTCGGGTGGTACCGTGCGCGTCAGCCTGCCCCGAAGAAGCGCAAGCGGGTATTCCAGCCCCGCGAGAATGATACGGTAGACCCAGCGGCGAGAGCCTTCTGGGGGTTGTAGTGGGCTTCAAGGTACAGGTTGGGCGCGTCCGGGCAGAGATCGACCCGAAGCTAGAAGCGACCATCCGGCAGATGTTCGACCTGTCCTACCGAAAGATCGTCACCTCGCTCGAGGAGATCGGCGAGGAGGTGTCGATGGACGCACGCCTCAACTGGTACAAGGGCGTGCTCCGTCGCACGGGGCAGACCGGACAAGTCGCCTACGACATGGTGCTCCTTCCGGACAAGCTGCAAGTCGTGGTGCATCCGGGAGAGACCGACCGCAGCTACTATGTGCGCCGCCCTGGGCCGAACTCGACGGTGACTATCGGGACGGATGAGTTCACCTATGCGCGCATGATGTCCATCTACCGGAAGACGGGTCAACTCCCGTCGGAGTTCCGCAACATCGCGCGGTTCACGCCGAATGGTCGCCCGACCGGACTCTACAAGCGGGAGCCAAACCCGAAGGCGAGTGACGGCGGGAGTCAGTGGAAGACGTGGGTCCTTGATCCCGGCAAGCAACTAGCCAAGCGGCTAAGGGACAGGGGAAGCGAGGAGCTCAACACCTATGTTGAGCGCAAGCTGCGGAGGGTCGGCTAATGGCGGGTGAAATCGATCTCAAAGTATCGGCCGACATCGGCGACCTCCGGCGCCAGCTCGAGAGCATCCCAGGCATCACGGCAGAGCAAGCGCGCCTCATGGTGGCCGAGCTGGACCGCGGCTACAAGCGCGCCGAGAAGGCAGCTGCGTCGGCTGCGAAGGCTACCCGCGCCTCGATGAAGCAAGCCGAGGAGGCCACGCGCAAGGCTAGCGAGGCTAGCAAGGAGCTCGGCGACCGTTTCGGGAGCGTCGGCAGCGGGGCGGGCAAGCTCGCCGGCGCCCTCGACATGCTCGCCCCCGGCCTCGGGTCGGTCGGGCAGGGCATCGCGGATCTCGCGGACGTGGGCGAGGTCGCTGCTGGTAGCATCGGTTCGCTTGCAGGGCCCGCGCTGGCTGGGCTTGCCGCCGCTGCCCTCGTAGCGACCCCGGTCATCATGCACCTAAACGCGGAGATGGCCGCAGAGGCGCAGTACGCTCAAACGATGGGCACCGCCCACGCCTACGTGCGTAAGGAGCTCGAGCTCCAGCGCGTGGCCACGCTCGATCTCGCAGTAGCTACGGGGCAGATGACGGTCGCGGCTCGCGATGAATCCGACATCCGCCGGCAGTCCGCGTTGCGTCTCGGGGATTACCTCGACACGCTGACGAAGACCTCAGCGGAGACGCTGGCGTTTGAGAATCAGGTCACGGCGGTGGCCAACACGCTCGGCACGCTTGCCGCCGCTGCGACTGGCCCTATCGGCGCGGTCCTGCTCCTGGGCGAGGCGCTCGGCGCAGACATCCCGACAGTCTCCGAACTCACCAAGAAGCTCACCGACTACATCGGCCTGACGGGGAACTACGTCAAGGCGCAAGAGACGGCAGCCAAAGCCACGAAGGTGACGACCGAGGAGACGAAGCGCACCAGAGACGCAGACATCGCGGCGATGCATGCGAAGACTAGCCACGCAGGCGCGGCTACCACGCTCACCAAGGCGCTCAAGGAAGAGAAGGTCCAGATGGACGCCCTCCAGGCGGCGCAGCGGACCATCGAACAGGCGCGCACGTCGGAACTCACGGAATCGCAGAAGCTCCGCGAAGAGTTGGCGAATCTACTTGCAGAGCGTACCGCGCTCGCGGATGCTGGCAAGCTCACACCGGAGGCCGCAGCTGCTAGCGCCGCTGCCGAGGTGAAGCTTAGAACGATGGTTGCCGATGCGACCATCGAGGAGGATCTGCGCGCCATCGAGACGACGGAGGCCTACGAGAAGGCGCAAAACGATGCGCGAAATGCTCGGCGCGAAGAGCAGCTTGCAAAGGAAAAGGCCGCTAACGAAGCAAAGATTCAGGCGATGGCGCAGGTGGCGGACGTGATCGCGCAGTACACGCAGTACTCGCTTGATCAGGAGGTCACGGCCTACGAGCGTGCACAGGAGGACCGCGCTGCCCTCGGCAAGAAGGCGACGGAAGCAGAAAAGGAAATGGCCGACAAGCGAGTCGAGCTCACGCGAAACGCCGCCCGCAAGGCATTCCTTGTCGACAAGCTCGCGAAGATGGCGTCAGCTGCTGCCGCTACTGCACTCGCAGTTGTGCAGGCGCTGAGCTCGGCACCACCTCCGTTCAACTACATCGCTGCTAGTGCAGTTGGCGCCGCCGGACTTGTCCAGCAAGGCGTCATCATGGCGCAACAGCCGACATTTCACTCAGGTGGTTTTATCGGCACGACGGCGCCGGACGAGCAGCAGGCAACCGTTCGTCGGGGTGAGGCGGTGCTCAATCCAGCGGGACGCCGGGCGATGGGCGACGACACGATCCGCGCCGCGAACGCGGGTATGGGAAGCGGGCAGACCATCATGGTTCAGCAGGTCTATCGACACCGCGTCTTCGATAGCTTCGTGTCGGACAACCTCCGGACGCGCGGGCCCCTGTCGCGGGCGTTAGGTGCGGGTGGACGCGCAGGCCAGCGGAGGAGCTAGCAGATGGGAACCGCATACACTCCGGACGCCCTCCGAGGGATCTTCATCCGCGACCCGCGACTCAGCCCCGGCACGACGGGGGCTGGTTCGAGCTACACGCAGGCAAACCCGGAACCCGGTGTGCCGGCTCCCTCCTCGAGCACCATGCTGACGCTCTCGACGAGCGGCACGCAGGTCAACGGAACGACGGTGGAGGTGCAGACGACGCGTGCGGGCGGGGCCGTAACGACGGACGCCATCCGCGCGGGTGGCTTCGTCTGGCGCGAGTCGGGCGGTGCGTGGCAGGGATGGGACGGCCCCCTCGGGTACGCCGGGTTCGCGACCGTGCACACGTGGGCCTCCGGCGCCGGCGCGGACCTGTACACCTCGCCGCACGTGCTCTTCACGGGCACGGGTACGCGTCTCGTCAGCGCGCAGAAGACCGTGGCTGCGGGCTCTGTGCAGACACTCCGCGTGCACCGACGCACGCAGGCGGGAGCGACGTCCACTATCGACATCGTGTCGAGCTCGGTGACGGGCCAGCCCCTGCTCTCCTCTCTCGTCGCCTTGCCCGAGGGGCGTATTCTGCTCCTCGCGTACTACGACGACCTCCCCAGCGCCGGCGCGCAGGTTCGCGCGTATTTGAGCGAGGACGATGGGGCGACGTGGGCTCTCCAGGCGTCCGCCTGCCTGCCCGCCTACGTCGACACGACAACGACGACGGGAAGGCGTCTGCGGGCGGCCTATTACGGTGGACAGGTGCTTATGGTTCTCGCCGTCCGCGTCTCGGCGGCAACCGTGCCCGACACGCTCTGGCAATATGCGAGCGTAGATGATGGCGTGTCGTTCGCGCTCGTCGAGGCCGTGTCCGGTGCGGACGCTGACTCGGTGCACACAGGCGGCGCGCACGACGTGGTCGCGCTGCCGGATATCGGCTTTGGCGTGGTCTACTGCGGCTCCTCGCGCAGCCAGTGGGGCGCGACCTCAGAGACCCTCAGCAAGCGCCTTGGGAGCGCCTTCAGTCGCTGGACAGACATTGACCCTGTCGAGGTAGGTCTCCTCGCTCCCGCATCGACCCTGAGCGCAGGGAACCAGCTTAGCGACGACACCGAACTCTGCGCGGGCGTGGACGACGACGGACAGGTCTACGCCCTCGCGCCGAACTCCGGGAACGCCTCCCGCGTCCGTCCGGCGCGTAGCTCGGACGGGCAGACGTGGTCCGTACTCGGTCAGGCCCTCAACCTCGTCCATAGCCTCGACTTCGGCGGCGAGCGTCCGGCGTCCATGACGTGCGCCTGGTACGCCGGCGCTCTCCACGTCATCCACTCCGTTGACTCCACGACGACCTACGACGCGCAGCTGGGGGACTCCGTCCTGAGCGGGTACACCGCGGCAACCCTCCCGATGCTCCCCGCAGTGCAGGCTGGCGGGGACTACTCCGCAGGGTCGTACATGACGTGGGCGCCGTTCTGGGACCCCAGCACGCTCGGGTGGACGACGACAACGATCGGCGCTCCGACGACGACGCTTACGGGCGGCGCGATGCAGATCTCCGCGGGGCTCGCCGAGGTCCGCACGTACACGCACACACGCTCGACGGCGCTTACCGCGGCGCACACGGTGCAGGGCTTGTGGGAGGTCGACACTGACTCGGGCACGGCTACCGAGACGACCCTAACGGCGCACTCCTCGACGTCCTCGTACCGCCTCCGGGTGCGCGTCACCACGACGACGGTTGTCGCCTTCGATGACGTTAGCGGCGCGCTTCTTATGACCTACAACCGGACGGCGGCAGAGTACGTCCACATTCGCGCGTGGGCCTCCAACCTCGGGTCGACGGGTCGATGCACCGTATGGGTGGACGAGGTCGACGGGCCGTACGGCATCGCCCGCGGCTACGTCCGCATGGTCGATACAACGCTCACCGACGGCGGCGTCGTCGCCGCGGCGCAGTCGATCAAGATCGGGCAGACGGGACAGGGCGTGTCGAACTGGCGCTATGCGGCGTGGCAGGCATCCGCGCAGATGTCCTCTCCGCATCTCCTCAGCATCCCGAGCGAGGTCAACGGTCGCGACTTCTCGACGCGGGCGCTGACGCTTTCGCAAGGGCTGAAGGTTCGCGCGGTCGGGGGGCCGGCGGTCCTCGGCGACGCCTGGACGATCGCCGCACGCTACGGTCACGGCATCGACGCCCTTGACTCGCCTTCCCCGTCGGTCACGTGGCGCAGTACCGATACGCTCTCGGCGCAGGTGATGGTCTGGGAGACGGACACGACCGCGGCGAACGTCTCGCAGGCGATGGGAAGTATGGGCGCCCTCTACATCGGAGGCGCAAACTTCCGCACCGCTACCCTTGAGGGGCGCGACGCCTTCGGTGTCTACGTTGCTATCGGCACGTGGGACGCCTCGTCAGGGCAAGCTGCCCTCGCATGGAACCGGCGCGGAAACCTCGTCTACCCTTCGTCCACGAACCCGTCCTCGGGCGTCTACTGGTACCCTCACGGAATGATGGACGGGGCGCGGTTCACCTTCGACACGGCGGCAGGCCCCGTGCGGACCATCCAGTATCAGACCGAGGGAGCGTGGACGCAGGCCACGGGTAAGCACGCGCGTGTCGCCGTCTTCGGAGATGTGTCGGCAGTGGGCGTCTCCGGTACGGCAGGCGCGTTGCTCTCCCCTGGTGGCCTCCTCGTCTGGAACAACGACCCGCAGTATTCTGCGTACCGCTTGACCATCCCGACGCAGCCTGTCGCAGAGGCGTACTTCGAGATGGGCGTCTGCCTTATCGGGCACGTAGCCGTCTTCGGGCGTCGGTATTCGTGGGGTCGAAGCCTCACGACGGAGCCGAACGTGGATCTCCGCACGGGTTCCTCGGGCCGACGCACTGCCCAGGTGATGGGCCCCTCCCGGCGGGCGGTGGAGTTTGGCTGGTCCGACGCCGTCGACCAGAGCGAGCTCGGTGTGGACATGACCGTGTCGCAGCCGGACTACGTCCTCGGGAGCTCGACAGGAACGCCCGAACCCGTCGCCGCGGCGAAGGATGGGCCGGGCCTTATCCGCGGGATTGTCGATCACCTGAACGGTAGCGCGGAGCCTGTGGTCTACCTCGCCTACCTGCCGAGGGTTGCCCTCAACTCGACGCAGATGGTCGTACACTCCGACCTTCACCTGTACGGGCGCATCGTCTCAGACGTCAGCATCGAGACGGTGCAGGGTAAGGAGTGGGGCGGCACTGGCGCTACAGGCGAGATGGTCCGCACGTCTAGCATCCGGCTCGAGGAGGAACTGTGACCGACCGCTGGACGCCCGCGCAACTATCCGGAACTATCCGCTGGGTCATAAGCCTCGAGTACGCTGGAGGGACCTGGTACCTCGGGCAGGAGTCGGTCACGATTGACGACGGCAACGGCGGGACCATCGTCATCACGGACGGGCTCCTCGACCTCGCTGACATGACGGAGACGCTGGACCTGTGGAGCACCGACTCGCCCAGGCGCAGCGTCCCGGTGGAGTTCGACCTCGGCGTGGATGTCGCAACGCTAGTCGAGGAGGGACACGACCTCGCCGGCTGCGTCGCTGAGCTGGCCCAGCTCGCCGAGGGGGACGCGTGGACGGCACGTCGTCCGTTCGTGGTAGGACGCCTACAGGAGCCGCAGTACGGCGCGGAGCATGAGGGCGTGCGCGCCTCGATTGAGCAAGACGTGCTCTCGTCCGACGAGACGATCGACGTGTCGACCATCAAGGCAGATGACCTATCGGCGGCGCTCATCGCTACGGGGCTATACGGTGCGGCGGTCTACCCGACGGAAGACGTAGTCGCGCCACTGGTCTTCGGTACGCCAGGAGGCGGGCTCCTCCCCGGTAGCAAGGCGGCGTATTCCTGCACGCTGCTGGTCGTTGCGACGGGCATCCCGGCAAGGTTCTACGTGTTGGCTGGACATGCGGTCGCGGCAACCACGGTGACGCTGACGAGCCCGCAGGACGCGACGTCGGTATCGGCGAGCGTGTTTCGCGTGACCGTCTATGGTGAGTCGGTATCGGTAGCCGTCGAGGATACCGCCACAACGACGATGACTCCCGCGCCTGTGCCCGTCGTGACGTGGCCCGATGGTGGCCTCATCGACGAAACCGGAAGCGTGCTGGACACGGCTGGCGACTTCATCGCGTGGCTACTGCGTGTGACCGAGCAACAGGTCGACCACGGGCGCGTCAACGCCGCACGTGAGGCCCTCCGCGCCTTCCGGGTAGGGACGTACCTTGACGAGTCTGTGACCGTGGCCGACTACATCCGAGACGCCATTCTCGACATCGTCCCCGTGTCGCTCGCCGTCGGGCCGCGTGGCGTCTATCCGTACGTCTGGCGCTGGGATGCCACGGCAGAGGACGCCGTCGCCCATCTCGACGTGACCGAGGCGCCCGACATCGAGCGCGAGGGCGTGGTGACCTACGAAGATGGCGACCGCCTGGTCAACACGTTGCAGCTCCTGTACGCGTGGAACCCGCAGACGGAGGGCTATGGCGCTGAGATCTGGGCCGTCGGTGACCCTGCATCGCGCCCGAGGGGCTTGCGCTTTGGAGGCTTCGCGAGCCTCACGCGGTCCTATTGGTCGGACCCTGTCCTCGCGCGGTCGGCAGCTCGCTACGGGGTCAAGCGTGAGACGCTAGAGACTGCCGTCGTCGCCGACACGCTGACGGCAGAGCACGTGCTCGCGTGGCGCTCCCGGCGCTGGGCTCTCCCCTCTCGCGTGGTCGAGTACGGGTGCGCCCAACGCTGGGGATGGATCGAGCCAGGGGACCTCGTGACGGTCACCGACCCGGAGCTCGCGTGGTCCGAGCGTCTCTGCCTAGTACAGTCGCGCACGTGGGCCGATGATGGCAGCGTGCGATATGCTCTCCGGGTCATGGAGGCGTAATGGCAACGGCGACGCATACTCAGCTCGGGGCACGTACCCGTCTCACGGTCACGGGTAGCGTGACGAGCTACGCCGCGGGGACGCGGCTCGCCATCGACACGACGGGCACCACGTCGCTGGTACAGGTCCTACGCGTGAAGCTCAAGCGCACCGCAGGGACCGCCGCAAGCTTCACGCCGCGCATCTTCTCGACCTCGGCTGGGTCCAGCGGGACGGTGGCTCAACAGTTCGTGGGCAGCTCGACGGTCATCGCCGACCTCTTCGACGTGGTGGCGAGCGGCGTGCTCTTCGACACCGACTCCACGGGTAAGCTCTACCTAGAGATCGGCCCCAACGCCGGCTCGGACAACGCCTTCGACTACGAAGTCGTCGTTGAGGTGCTCTGATGGCCGGGACACAGGTCTTCCCGACTGTCCCCTCTACGGGCGGCGGCACGGGTAGTGCGGCCACGTTTAGCGGCCTGTTTGGCGACGGCACTGACGGCGACTTCACTGTCGTCGCCGGGACTCCGCTGCTCCTCTCTCGCGAACGCCACTACAACAACCTGACCGTCCAGGCGACGGCAATCGTGAAGCCGCAAGGGTTCAAGCTCCTGGTTGCCAACACGCTGACGAACGCCGGGACGGTCAACGACAACGGCAACGACGCCACGGGAACGGGCGGCGGCGGCGGGCTCGCAGCGCGACAGTTCCTGAACGCCCAATCGGGCGGCGGCGTTAACGGTCGGTCCTCGACGGGCGTTGGGAACAACGGGATCGCCGCGACATCGAACTCGTACAACAACGTCGGCACGCTCCCAACGGGTGGAAACGGCGGCGCGGCGAACGCCCAGGCGGGCGGCACGGGCGGCGGGTGCACCGTCGCGAACTCCAAGTGGGCGTCCAGTCTGTTTGTGGGTCGCGCGGCGACCGCTGGCTTCGGCGGCGGCGGCGGCGGAGCCTCGGGGGGATGCGACGTCTCCGCGGGCGGCGCAGACTCGGGCGGCGGCGGCGGCGGCGGCGGCATCCTCTGGCTCGCGGCGAAGAGCATCGTCAACGCTGGCGGGTTCATCGGTGCGGCAGGCGGGAAGGGCGGCGATGCTTCGTCCTTTGGCGGCGGCAAGGCAGGCGGCGGCGGCGGCGGCGGCGGCGGCCTCGTCGGCATCCTCACGACGACTCCGGTCGCCTCGATTGGCGGGACTGTGTCGGCGGCAGGCGGTATCGGCGGCGCGGGTATCAACGGCGGGGGCACGGGTCTCGCTGGGACCGACGGCAGCGTCAACATCATCGTCTTCGCGTAGGAGCCTACATGCCCTTCCTCGTCGTGCCTGCGGGCTTCCCCTCTGAGACCGCAACCGAGCTCGCCGTCGCCAACGGCTGCGCGGGCTTCTACACGGGCGTCCCACCGAAGTGGGTAGCGCTCTCCGAGGCGCAGGGCTGGACCCTGCCCTGCATCGTGACCGAGGACGAGGACGGCAACGCCGTCAGCTGGGCTCCGGTCGCCTGACATGGCCCTCGTCCCGCTTTACCGTGAGGCTTCGTCTGGCGCCGTCGTCGGCAAACTGAAGGCCGGAACGAACGTCACGATCACTGAGACGACCGTCGCAGGCGCGCTCGAGGTGACCGTCGCGGCCTCGGGTGGCGGAGGAGGAGGCGGAACGCCCGCGACGACAGTCGTGTCGGAAACCTCGCCGGGACAGTCGCCCGCCGTGGGGAGCTCGACGGACTACGCGCGTGGGGACCACTCCCACGGCACGCCGACCGTGCCCGCGCACACGGCGCTCAGCTCGCTCGCGTGGACGTCGGCGGGGCATACCGGGAGCTCGACTGCCGTCGCCGCGTGGAACGGTGGCGGAACCGCTACGGTCGTGCAGGCGACGGCGAATGAGACGATGCTGGTACGTCGTGCGGGCGCCCTCCAGTGGGTTCCCATCGTCGCCGGGATCGGCCTCTTCGCTGGTGAGCTCGCCGACGACGGAAAGGTCCTCTTCCCGAACGGTTCTGCCGTCTTCCCTGGGAGTATCGCATGAGCCTCGAGGCTTTGAAGCATCGCCGTCTGGCGACCGTCAACGCCGCGTCGATGACCATCCCCGCGGTCCTCGATGCGTTCTGGGCCGCGGTTGACCCCACGGTCACGACCTACTCGGACGGAAGCACGCGCTCCTTCTCGGGCGTCGGCGCGACCGGGTGGACGTGGACGCGCGTGCAGGTAGGCGGCACGACAGAGGCTCTCTACGCCACGCCCCCGAATGGCTCGCTGGCGCAGCGCGTGGTCATCGCCGGGCGGTCCGCTGCCCCGACGCCTTCTCCCACGATGATCGCGCCCGACACGTTCCTCGCGAGCGGTCTGCTCATTGGCCAGCAGCTCTCGGCTGGCACGTTCACGACGTGGAACGCCGCAACGCCGTTCACAAACGCCCGATGGTCTGGCTACACTCGCCTCGGGAACGCCGTCACGACCTACTCGTCCATCTCCGTCTGTGTGTACGAGTCTCAGGAGACGGTCTGGGTGGAGCTGCTCACGAACGGTACCGCCGTCCTCGTCGCTCCCGTCGGTGCGATGTACGACCCGGAGACTGTGACGGCGGCGGCGTGCGAGACGGACGGTCGGCGCTACGGGTTCGCCACAGTCGGCACCACGGCCCTCACCAATAACTTCCTCGGCTCTGCGACTACCGGGACACTCTGGCAGCCGGGAGCCTCCGCGGGGAACTCGCATGCGTACATGTGGCGCCCAGGGAGCACGACGATCGACACGTCGGCGAGGGCGTGGGGTTCGAACGGTACGTCGACCGCAGTAATGCAGACCAACCTCGCTGGAGAGTTTGCGGGCACGCCGCTATTCATGTCCGCGACGAGCGGCTGGGTCGGACGCGTACGCGAATGCTACTGGGGACGCCCTGTCCTGTACCACCAGCGTATCGACACGACGCCTGGCGTTATCGCCGCCTACGGCATGGCGTGGTCTACCACGTCGGCAACTGGCGACGGTCTCCTCCTGAAGTACTGAGGCAACATGACCTACACTGAGCAGATCGAGGGCTATGTCGCCGCCTACCCGGAGACGGCGCAGGCGCGGCTCCCCGAGACGTGTGGCGTGACCACTCTGCCCGCGTTTCCGCACGTCGTGGTGCACGTTTGGGCAGATGACTTCTGCGAGCTTGAGGACGCAAACGGCGCGGACATCGCGAGGTTCCGTCTCGTCGGTTAGGCGACCTCACTAGGAGGTCTGATGCCCGAAGCGCAGACTGCGAGGTGGAGTGACCGCCTCGTTCCAGTTCCGGTGTGGTCTCTCATGCTCCTTGGCGCGGCGATGGTCGGCGGCGGCGGTCTCGCGGGTGGATATTTCAGCGAAGCGCAGGCCAAGCCTGCCATCGCCGCCGAGGATGTCTCGGACATGCGGACCATCCTCGCGCGTATCGACGGGCGCCTAGAGAGCATGGAACGCGAGGGCGCGGCCCTCCGCTCCGAGCTGGTGAGTTTGCGGCGGGATGTGAACGCGCTCCGAGCCGATGTCGACACCCTCCAGCGCGGACGCTGACTGCCGTCTAGAAGCTGGCGAGCTAGCAGTCCGCACCCCGCACGGGTGGCTACTGCCGGACGGACGTACGGTCCCCTCCCTAGCTGACTGCTACATCGCCGTCGGCGCTGGCTGGCGTATTGAATCCCCACCCCCGCCACCTCGGCGTACCAGGAGGAACCGCATGGACCCCATCCCCGTACCATCAACCTCGGAAGAGGTTATCGCGCAGGTCTCCGACGACGCAGCGCTCCTCACTGTCGCGGCTCCTGTGGTGGCGCATGAGGTCCAAGCCGCGGCCACGCCCACGGCGAGCGAGCTGGGCAAGCTTGCCGAGAGCGCAGGCGACAACCCGCTCCTCGCGCTGGGGCTCGCTGCTATCGCCGTGCTGGGTGGCGGATCGGCGTGGAAGCTCTGGACGAAGCGCAGCGAGCAGGCGCACGAGCTCGCGATGAAGCGCCTCGAACTGGACGCGGCGACGGCGAACGGGACCGCGCAGCCCCCGCCCTGTCAGGCGAAGCAGGCCGAGGTGGACGCCAAGCTCGCAGCCTTCGAGGCGCGGCTGGGAAAGGTCGAGAAGACCTCGCTCGCCTTGCCCGACGGCTTCGACGCCGACGAGCTGACTGGTCGTCTCAGCAAGGTGGAGGGCGCGATCAAGCGCTTGGGCGTCAAGCCGCCCGCAACGAAGGGAGGTACCAAGTGACTCTGACTGCACATTTCAGCTTCGAGGAGCTCACGCGCACGGGGCAGGCCTCCCTTCAGGAGGCCAACCGACAGGAGGCCCTGCCCTACGTGGACCGTCTCAAGGCCGTCGCCGAGATGCTAGAGGTCATCCGCTCGCGGTTCGGGCCTGTCCGCGTGTCGAGCGGGTTCAGGGGGCCTGCCGTCAACGCCGCCGTGGGAGGCAGTTCCTCGTCGCAACATTCTAAGGGCGAGGCCGCAGACATCACGTGCGCCAGCTGCGACGTTGAAACGTTGCACAAGTGGATCGTGACCGAGAGCGGGCTTCGCTTCGGGCAGTGCATCTTGGAGAAGCCGCCGGGCAAGGCGTGGGTGCACATCTCCCTGGGCGCTCCGTGGCGTCCCGCTGCGAAGTGCGGCGAGTCGCTCTTCTTCGACGGCAAGACCTACAAACCGATGAAATACTGACGTTTGACGTGGGTATACTTAGGTATACCTACGTCATACTCAGGTATACTCATGTCGGGGGAACCCTACCCCAGAAAGGCGGCGCGCTTCCTCGGCATGGTGTCGAGGCGGCGCGTCGTCTCGCTATGGGGTACGTGTCCCTAAGGAGGTTCCATGCCCTACGATCCCGCTGAGCTAGTCGAGCTGCCCGCGGAAGTCCTCGCCGTCATCGCCGAGATCCGCTCTGCTACCCGTGCAGGTGGCGACGGAGGCACCAAGGTCACGCGCGCAGAACGGAAGCGCATCGTCCGCGCCGCTCTCCACCTCGCGTACGTCCTCGGGCGGGATGGGCTCGACTAATGGCCGTCACCCTTGCGCCGACTCACCTTCCGCACGTGCAGGTCGTAACGACGGGCACGTCCAACATCGTCACGCAGGTCAACCTGCCGACCACGCGGCATTTGCAGTTGAACCTGCACAACCGCGACAACGCCTCGAAACACGCGATGGTCTCCTTCGACCAGACCTTGACTGACGGTGGCGCAGCCCCGGCGACCGGGGGCTGGACCATCGATCAGTATCTGGCGTACAACACGAACGGCAACGGCGCGAACGGAATGCCGAGCGTCACGAAGTTCTTCCTGTTTAGCACTTCGCACAACTCCGTGGTCATCGAGGTCTTGCTATCGACCGCGAAGCCCGCTAACTAGGGCTTCCTGTCGATGGTCGCGAGCTGGGAGCGGTCGTGCAGTAGCGCGGCCTCTTGCTCTTCGGCGTACGCTTCGACCTCGTCCAACTGGACCATCGCCGCGACGATAGCCTGCACGTGCGCGATGCGGCGCTCCTGCGCGTACTTGTGACGAAGCGCCTCAAGGCGCTGGCGCAGTGCGCCCGATGGGATCATCGCCACCGGACACCGCGCTTGCTCTCCAGGGCGAAGCCCTCGGGGAGCTCCTGCCCCGCCTTCGCAGCCTTCAGGGCCGCGGCGCGGTCGGGCTCTACCTTGACCCTACGCCACGTCTCGGGCCATGCGGACACGTCCTCGGGCCCGACGATGGATTGAGTCTCGGCGAGCCATGCACTGTAGGTGGGGCCCTTCACCTTCGGCTCTTCGCCCATCGTCTCGCGCGCAACGAGGAGCCCTGTCGCGAGGGCCTTCACGTGGTCGGCGACGTTCTCGCACGTCTTCCGCTTCTGACGGAGGCGCTTCTCTTCCGCCTCAAGGAGCTCCGCTTCCGCTTCCATGCGCCGGACGAGGTGCATGCAGGCGAGGACCTTATCCTCGCTCTGCTCGATCCACGTCGTGAGGAACGCCACGGTCTCTTCTGAGATGAGCCCATCGTTCTGCTCGATCTCCATCTGCACGCGCGCGGCGCCGCGCATGAGGTCGTATGTCGTCGTCATTCGATCACCGTCCAATCTTCCGCGAGAACGTCAGTCTGCGAGGCCAACCACGGCACGAAGTCCAGCGTTGCCGTCTTCATGCCGATCCACGGGGCGGGGAGCAACCCGTGGAGTACCGTCTCGTGCTCGATGTCGACCGTCCATCCCTTGACGAGCAAGAGCCACATGCCCTTACCATTCCATCCGGCGCGAGCCACGCGCTCACCCTTCTTCAGCGCCATAAGCGCCTCACCGAAAGTCATTTTGTCCATGGTCACTCCTTAGAACGGGAAGCCGGGGCCGTCTTCATCGGTGGGCGGGGGAGGGGCATCGAGGAGGGGGCCGCGCGTCTGCGGGACAGGCCCGCGAGGCTTGTCGCCGTGCCTCCAAATGACGCCCTGGCAGTTCTTGTCCTTGCACTTGAAGTCGGGCGCCTTGGGGTTCGTCTTCTTCTCCCGATTGTCCCACATCGAGCCCGAGCACGTGGGGCACGACGGGTCGATGCCCGAAGCCACCGGCGCGATGCGCTCCACGCTCTCGACACGCCCACCGAAAGCCTCGGCGACACGCTGAGCCTGCACCGGGGCGCGCTGGGGCGGGGCCTGCGGGGCGGCATGGTGCGCCGCCTGCCCATCGTCGTCCTCGGGAGCCACGCCGACGGCGGCAGCCAGGGCGTAGCGGCGCAGGTACGTCACGACAGAGCCCACGGCGGCGGGGCTCTGGTCGCGGGGGAGGGCCGCGCAGACCGATGCGATGTGCTGACCGCTCTTGTGTAGCAGGATCGTCGTCACGGTCGCGCTACCGTCCTCGAGGCGACCCGGATGCTGAGAGACGCTCAGGCCGTTGCTCGACAGGGCGGCGCGGCAGGCATCCCACACGCTCGCGAGGTCGGCGTAAGAGCTTTTAAACGCCGGGTTCGTGCGGTCCTTGACCGCCCCTTGGATGGAACCCTGCGCGTGCGCGAGGGCGGTAGCGAGCTGATCGAGCTCGGGAGACTGAGAGAGGATCATCGTGCGAACTCCGGAGCGATGACGGTTATGCCCGAGGGCGTCGTGTGAGTGATGGTCCCGCGGAGGGAGGGAGACGGGTTCCATTCCCACCCCAGCATCGTCGCCCCCTTGGGCGCGCGGTTGAGGGTCACGCTCGCGCGGCCCTCATTGTAGGCGACATAGGCGATGTCTTCGGCGTGGTGCTGGAGGAGGAACGTGAGGAGGTTGGCGAGGGGGAGTGCGTGGTGTGTCATGCCCCATAACTAGCAAGCCTTGCGATAAGCGCAACTGCACTATAGTGCAGGCTCATGCAGTACCACACCCTAGGCACCTTGATCCGCCTCCACCGGGAGAACCTTGAGATGTCGCGCGCGGAGCTGGCCCGACAGATCGGCGTGCACCCTTCGCAGCTCACGCGCTGGGAAGCCGGCGACCACAAGCCGTCCCTGTCGGCGATGCTTGCCCTGGGGAAGGCCCTCGACGTCGACCCGGTTGAGCTTATGAGCGCCGCCGCCGTGGACGCGCGATGACCGCTGACTACACCATCGGCCTCGTCCCCCGCGGGGCCTCACGTCCACGAGCTGCTCGAGGAGGTGGGCGCGTCTACATGCCACCCGAGCATCGCGCGTGGATGGACGCTGCCGTGACCATGCTGCGAGAGCAGCGCCAGGGGGAGGCCATGCCAGGCCCCGTGGCCGTTGAGATCGTGGCCATCTGGCCGCTTCCGAAGGCGCGTCCCGCATGGTGCGACCGTGAGCGGTGGAAGCGCCGCGAGGAGACGCTCGGCATTCCCTACGCCACGAAGCCCGACGCCGACAACGTCGGGAAGATCGTGCTCGACGCCCTGGTCGAAGCGGGCATCCTCGAGGACGATCGCTTCGTGGTGGAGCTCAACATGAGCAAGCGGGCGGTGCCCGACGCAGGCCGGATCGACATCTGGGTGACCCCCGTCTAGAAAGTTCACGCGTCCCCCTTGCGCGCTTCACACGATATGGGTACTTCTAGTTCGTCGTCACCCGACGACAGGAGGACCCAATGAGCTTCTACGACACCCTTCGCTGCCTCTACTACGACCCGCGCTACGTGTGGGACCTTCACGGCGACAGCATCGCCGGCGGGGTCGCCGTCTTCTTCCTCATGTTCGTCATGTGGGGATGGTGATGACCATCCGGTGGCTTGAGACTGGCCTCGGCTGGCGCGCGGACATGGAGGCGGGCGTTGTCCTCCTGGTGAACCGCGCCCATCGCGGCGGCGGGTACTCGTGGGAGCTCAGCGCGTTCCACGCCGACGACGACGCGCGTGGCATCCAGCCGACGGACGCGAGCGCGAAGCATCTCGCGGAGAAGGCCTACCGCGCGTGGCGCGCAAGGCAGGTCGTATGAAGGTCGGAGACATCATCGCGGCGCTGGTGCGTCGCTTCGGGAGGTGGCCGTGATCGAGATCATCAAGTGGCGTCGTGCCGGGAAGGCCTTGACCGCGGCCCAGATCGACATCCTCCCCGGCGGGATCATCCATCCCATCGGCGAAGGCAGCAACGTCCTCACCATGCCCACCCGGAGCCGCTAACATGTCGACCATCCAAGACCGCATCAAGCTGAAGCGCGACGCCGTGTGGGCCCTGAGCGACGCCATCCGGGCCGCCGAAGCGCTCGACCAGTGGTTCACCCACGACCGCGCGCGTGAGTCGGAGGTGAGCCGCGGGCTCATCGAGCAGGGCCTCCTCGAGATCTTCCGGGGCCGAGCCGCCCTCGCCGCCCAGCAGATCGACCTGACGGAGGTCGACCACGTGACGGTAGCCGTGTCGAAGCATCCGGCGGGCGGGTGGCAGTGGTGCACGAACCGCGACAACGGCCCCAGCGGTTACGACCCCGGCCTCGCTGACGCGAAGGAACACGCGGTACAGTACACGCGCCTGTGGCTCGCGGATCTGCGCGATGTCGACAACGAATACGACGAGACGGCAGAGATCGTCGCCGATGCCGTGGCCCAGGAGCGCGCCGCCGTGGTGGCGTTCCTGCGCGCGCGAGCTGACGCGGAGCTCAACGCAGGCCGTGAGACGGACTACTACGTGCTCTGCTCCGCGGCGTGGGCCGTCGAGGCGCGTGGAACGGCGCGCACCTTCGAGGCCAAGGTACGGCAGGTGACGGGGATGACGATCGCCGACATTCCCCTCGGTGACCCTGTCGACGTTCTCGCGGGGCAGATCGCTGCGTACGACGCGAGCACGAACACGTACCTGGTGTACGGTGGCTACCCCCACGTCGGCGAAGACGGCGCTGAGACGTGGCCTGCGTCGTCGGCTCGCATCGTGACACTCCCCATGCACGAAGAGGAGGGGGCATGAGCATCGCCCTCGATGAGATTCGCGAGCGAGCCGTATCTGTGTCGCAGGGCGCGTACCGTGTCGTGCGCGCAGAGGACTTCGAGGCGCTGGTCACGGAGGTGGAGCGCCTTCTGGCGCAGCGCATCCTGAGCAACGAAGACTTCGCACGGTCGTTCGACATGGGCCTCGCAGCGGGGGAGAGGCGCGAGCGCGCCGCCGTGGTGGCGTGGCTGGGTGACGCAGACATGGCATGTGGCGAGCGCACTGTGCTTGCGCGGGTCACGCGTCTCATCGAGCGCGGGTTGCACCGCAGCGAGGAGGGGGCATGACCGAAGAACAGATCGAGCTCGGGCGCCGCGCCGTCGCGTGCAAGGGCTGGCGATGGATGCCGGGGATGCTCGCTCGCGACGCGAGGTGGATCCTTCACCGCATACAAGATGACGGTTCTGCGCTAGACCTCAGCGATGACATCCTAGAGCGCGGATGGGGGTACTCTACTAAGACGCTCCGACCGATCTTCGATGACCCCGCCACCCTGGGATGTTTGCTCGCGCTGGTGCGGGAGGCATGGAATGACAAGGCCATGACCTGTGCGCGAGTTGATGTGCTCGACACCTACATCGCACCGCTTCCCGGTGGCTACCCATATGGTGTCGTCGGAATGGACCGCAGGCGTATCTTCAAACGGTACTTCGGTTCCGAAGCTGAGGCCCTCGTCGCAGCGCTGGAGGCTGCGCCATGACCCGCACAAACACCCCGTGGCGTTCGTCAGAGTTTGAGCGTGCCCGCCAGCTACGCGAGGAGGGCCTCTCCTGGCGAGAGGTGGGGGAGCGCCTCGGGCGGTCCGAGTCGGCGATGCATTCGATGGTCGCCGTCCTCAAGGACGCCGATTGGTCCGCGCGTGACCTAGTTGAGGTCGCGCCCCCGCCGGCAGTTCCGCCCAAGTACACCTACCGGCACTGGCGTCCGAGCGAGCTGGCGAAGGCGCGAGACATGCGCGCGAACGGCGCGACATGGCCCGAGATCGGGGCAGCCCTCGGGCGGCAACCCGACGCCGTCGCACAATACGTCGGCACGGCGAACAAGGAGGCCGCTATGGTCGAGGTGACCGGGCGGAAGAACGCTCGCTACGCCGCCCTCTCCGAGCATGAGCGGAAGCTCGTGGATGCGAAGCTGAACGAGGGCCTCGGTGTCCGCGCGGTGGGCGAGCACGTGGGCAGGCATTGGTACGTCATCAGCGTCTACAAGCGGACGAGGGGCATGCATGCCAGGTAGACCGTGGACACGCTCGCAGTTGCTCGAGCTCCGTCGCCTGCACGACGAAGGGAAGACGGCACGGCAGATCGCCGTGGCCCTCGACAGGTCGCCCGAGGCCATCCGCACCCTCCGCGGCACCCTCGGCTTGCGGTTCTACGTGAAGGTATCGCCCGAGGAGCGCGCGCAGATCGAAGAGCTCCACGCCGCGGGCGTCCGAGACATCGACATTGCGAGCCAGCTGGACCGCGCAGTGACTACGGTGAGGAAGATCCTCGGCATCCACCTGGCGGTGAAGAAGCCCTGGACAGGCGCGGAGACGAAGAAGCTCTACAGGCTGCGAGGCGAAGGGAAGACGTACCCGGAGATCGGCAAGCTGATGGACAGGTCGCCCCACGCTTGCGTCATGCGGTACGTGAACTGGGAGAAGGTGCGGAAGAAGCGCGAAGCCGACAGGAAGCGGCAACGCCGCGCGTGAGGTTTGCCGTGAGACGTGGCCCTCGTCTAGGGTCTTCTTCAGGGGTCACGTCTCACGGTCTCGCGCTTGCACGGTTGCCAAGGTCCGGCTACGAGACGTTTGTCCTCGCCGGACGCGGGCTGATCCCCCGTAGGGGGGAGGGGCTGAAGCCCTTCCCCCCGTCTCCCCGGCAAGGTCGGCGAGTACATGAACAGAGACTATGCCCTGCGCTATGCAGCGGCGGGGATGCGTGTGCACCCCCTGTACGAAGTAGACCCGGTCACACAGACCTGCGCTTGCCAAGCGGGCGCGTCATGCAGCGAGAAGCAGCGGGGCAAGCACCCGCGCCTCGGTGGCTGGCAAGAGAAGGCAACGACGGACGCCGACACCGTGCGGGCGTGGTGGACACGCTGGCCCTCGGCAGGCGTGGGCCTCGCCACGGGTAGCGCCTCGCGCGTGTGGGTCCTTGACCTCGATGGGCCCGAGGCGGGCGCGTGGTACGAGGCGCAGGTCGCGCGGCACGGGCTCACGCGCACGCTGGGTGTCCACACCTCGCGGGGGTTTCACCTCTATTGGCGCTGGCCCGCGGACGCGGTCGTGAAGAACGCCCAGGGGCTGAAGGCCGTGGGCGCACCGAACGTCGACGTGCGCGGCGAGGGTGGGTACGTCTGCGCCCCACCGACGGTGCACCGCAGCGGGCACGTGTACACGTGGGAGACGCAGCTCGCAGCGTTTCAGCGGGAGATGGTCGAGGCTCCGACGTGGCTGCTCGACATCGTGAAGGAGAAGCCGAAGCCGCCACCGAAGCGCCCGATCCGTGTCGAGCCTCGGGTCGCGTGGACGCGGGACGCGGCAGACCGCGAGCTCGCGCGTATGCTGCGCCTCGACCCATCGGCGCGGGTATCGCTCGGTGCCAGCCTGCAAGGGGACATCATGGACGCCGCGGGGCACGTGCGGCACGTTCGGTGCCCCAAGTGCGGCGATAGGTCCGTGTGGTGGACCATCGCAGGCCCCGGGCACGCCAAGTGCTCGCACGTCAACTCATGCGGCTACATCGCTCCCCTCATCGACCTGTGCACCTAGGAGTTCCTCATGCCAACCCGTGAAGAGATGCGCGCATCGCTCAACATCGCCGCCCCAGCTGCCGACGAGGACTTCGACCTCGGGCTGGAAATGTTCCCGCCGAAGGTCGTGGGCGGCGTCATCATCCCGTCGCGCCCCATGAAGACGGTGCGGAACCTAGATCGCATCCTCCGTGGAGATCCGATGTTCGCAGGCGCGATCCGCTGGAACGAACTGGCGCAGGCCGTGGAATGGTCGGGCCAGCTCATTCAGGACTACTTGGTATCCGAGCTCCGTATCGCCATCGCTGAGCGTCACGACGTGGAGTTTCCAGTGCGAGAACTGAACGACATCATCGAGCTCATCGCCCGCGGGAACTCCTACCACCCCGTGCGGGAGTACCTCGAGACGCTCGAATGGGACGGGGTCCCCCGCCTGTCCTCCTGGCTCTCGGAGTGGCTCGGCGTCGAGGATACCGAGCTGGCCAAGGAGTACGCCCGCAAGTTCTTCGTGGGGGCCGTCGCCCGCGCGTATAGCCCCGGCTGCAAGATGCAGACGGCCCTCGTCCTGCACGGGCTTCAGGGCGCGTACAAGTCCACATTCGTCGAGACGATCGCCCGCCAGCCGAGCTGGTCCTCGACCACGCAGATCGATTGGGACTCGAAGGACCGCTATCAGCAGATTCAGGGCAAGTGGTTCTACGAGCTGGGCGAGCTGAGCGGCATGGGGAAGGCCGACATGAACACCATCAAGAACTTCCTCAGCAGCGACAAGGATTCGTTCCGCCCGAGCTACGGGCGCCACAACGTTGAGCGCCTTCGTCAGTGCGTCTTCATCGGTACGACGAACGACGTGGACTGCCTCGCGGACCCGACAGGCGACCGCCGGTTCTGGGTCGTGACCGCGAACCGGATCGACATCGATCGCGTGCGCGTGGAGATCGACGCCGTGTGGGCTGAAGCCGTGGTCGCCTACAAGGCAGGTGAACCTTGGCACCTCAGCCGAGAGCACGACCAGATGCGCGCTCGCGCGAACGAGGCCTACAGGCGCGAGGATCCGCTTATGAACGCGCTGGCCAGCTACTCGCACGGGCGGTCGTGGTTCACCGCGCAGGACTTCTGGACGCACCTCGACTACCCGTTGCCCCAGCTCACGCAGTCGGTGCTCACCCGCATCGGGCAGGTCATGGCCATCATCGACACGCACGACCGCAAGCAGATCCGGGTCGGTGCCGCCCAGGTGCGCGGCTTCCGTCTCAGGCCCGCGTCGGATGCTTCACCCGTCACACCCTACGAGGACGAGGGTGTGACAAGGGGTGTGACATGGTAAACCCGCCTAGAACCTACAATAATAGACCTTGTCACAGCCTCTTCAACCTTTAGTCAGTAAAACTTCTTAAGGGCTTTCGGATTCGTAGTTCATCAGATCACCCTGAAGAGGGTGTGACGGTGTGACGGGTGAAGCATGGAGGATCGATGGAACGTCAACGGCACTACATCCACGGCGACCCCTGCGAGGCGCTCGACGGGACGCACTACTGCGCGTTCCGGGATCTCTTCGTGCGCTTGGAGGAGCTGGACCTCGGGCCGAAGGGTCACGCGAGGTACAAGCGCATGCGGGAAGCGGCGGCGAGGAAGAGCACTGCGCGCTTCCGGGTGATGCTCAACGCACTGGGGAATCCCTTCGGCCTCGGGGCATGGTGACGTGCCGCGCGCTAGACTCCACCTAGAGCGTGCGGTCCTCGGCGTGGTGCCTGGGACCGCGTCCTCCGATGCGCTCGGACGAAAGCGCAGGCCTGTCCAAGCCAGCCTTGCCTCTTGGGGCAGGGTCGTGTGTCTGGGGGTTCACCTACCCCGACTCTTCT